CGACGTCGGCGCCGAAGCCGGTGAGCTTGTCCCACAGCTTCTCCACGCCCTTCGCGGCGACGTTGCCCATGAAGCTGCCGAACGCGGCCGCCTTCTTCGTGGCCTTCTCGAACGCTTTCACGGCGTCGTTCGCGTTGCCCGTGATGCGCACGCTCAGGATCGCACTGTGTCCCATGCTCCCTCCTTCGTCATCGTGTCGTCTCGTTGATGCGTTCGGCCTGCTCGGCCAGCAGCCTTAGCGCGGTCGCCCAATCCTGTTCCGTGGCCTTGTCCCGCCAGTCCCACGGCGTGCCGCCCGCGTGGATTGCGAGCAGCACGCTTGTTTCGCCCAAAGAGCCGGCGGGCCACGGCGTCAGGCCAAAGGGTCGGCCTCCGTGTCCGCGTTCGTGCCGGCCGGTTCGATGTCGTCCACGCTTTCCAGCCAATCGGCATAGGTCTGCTTCGTCTTGCCGGTGAACCGAAGTGCGCAGTGCAGGGCGCGCGCGGTCGCGTTGATGCTTTCGTTCGTCGCGTTCATGCCCTCGCGGGCCATGACCTCTTCTGCCTTGCACATGGCGCGCATGGTCATGGCGACTTCATCCGGTTCGCGGCCGTCCGTGTAGGTGACGATGAACTTCTTTGCCATGATTACTGTCCTTTCACTTGGCTCATGGTTTTCTTCACGAATTGTTCGTAGAGTTTCGCCCATGTGGGTTCCGTCCGGGCGACGCCATTGTTCGCGAACAGGCGGCCCGTGATATGGCGGGCCGGCCACCCGTAATTGATGACACCGGCATACGGCACGCTTTTGCGGCCGGCGCGCACGACGCCGGCGCGTTTGGTCGCGCCCGCGCGTATGCTGCCGGCCAGCGTGCCGGTGCGGCGTGGCACCAGCGACTGGACTGCGGGCAAGGCGACGCGCGCGGCCTGCGCGTTGACGTCCTTCAGTTCGTCCATGTCAGCGCCCGCCTTGCGCATGGTCGCGACGAACCGCCGTTGCCCGACGACGTACAGGGCCTTGCTCGCCATGTCAGTTAATCGTGTTGTTCGGCACGCTCTGAAGGTTTGAGACAGGCCACGAAATATCCTGCGTGTTCTTCGCCTTCACGTCGCCACCGATGCCGATGG